AAATCAAAACCCCCCCCTTGAAAAATTGATTATGCCACAAAGTGATAAAAAGAGACACTATTATTACACACTATATATTATGTCATCATCAACAAGTGAACTTGCACAACAATACCAACGTAAGACGGACAAACAACATATATTGGATAATCCAGACACATATATTGGTTCGGTAGAAAATGTGGATTCCAGATTATGGGTTTACGACGAAGAACTATGTAAAATGGTATATCGTGATATTGAGTATGTTCCTGGGTTGTATAAATTATTCGACGAAGGTATTGTAAATTGTAGAGACCATGTAATTAGAATGATTCAATCGCCATTATTGAATAAAAAGTTTGTAACCCATATAGATATAGATATAACTGATTCTGGAACAATTACATTAACGAACGATGGTAACGGCATTGATATTGAAAAACATCCAGAGTATAACATATGGATACCAGAAATGATATTTGGACATCTACGCACTTCAACAAATTATGACAAAACACAAAAAAAGATAGTAGGGGGTAAGAATGGATTTGGATTCAAATTGGTTTTAATATGGTCGTTATACGGTCGTGTAGAAACAGTTGACCATATACGTGGACTAAAATATGTACAAGAGTTTCATAATAACTTGGATGTATTAGACCCTCCAACAATAACGAAGGCGTCCAATAGTAAACCGTATACAAAAGTAACATTTACACCAGATTATACAAGGTTAGGAGTTGAAGGGTTAACAAGTGACATGATAAGTTTGTTGCGAAAACGTATATATGACATTGCCGCAGTTACAGACCATTCAGTTAAGAAAATAAGAGTAAATTATAACAATACATTGGTGCCTGTTAAAACCTTTTCACAATATGTTGATCTATACATTGGTTCAAGAGACAAACACAAACGCATTTATGAAACACCTGATGAAAGATGGGAATATGCGATAGCACTAAGTAATCAACATGAATTTCTACATGTGTCGTTTGTAAATGGTATTGCAACGACCAAGGGAGGGAAACATGTAGATTATATTATGAGCCAAGTTGTTCGTAAATTATGCGAATACATTGAAAAGAAAAAAAAAATTAAGGTAAACGCATCATCAATACGAGAACAATTGATTTTGTTCCTGCGTTGTGATATTGAAAATCCTTCATTTGATAGCCAAACTAAAGACTATATGAATACACCTTATAGTAAATTTGGTTCATCCTGTACGGTTAGTGATGGATTCATTGAAAAGATTGCAAAAATGGGTGTTATGGACACGGCAATGAGTGTTACTGAAGCAAAAGAAAACAAATTAGCAAAAAAAACAGATGGAACAAAGAGCAAATCGGTGCGCGGGGTGGCAAATTTCATTGACGCAAACTTAAGTGGAACAAAAGAGTCTAAGAATTGTATTCTCATTCTATGTGAAGGGTTAAGTGCTATGTCTGGAATTGTATCTGGTTTATCCAGTGATGACCGAAACTTAATCGGGATTTATCCATTAAAAGGTAAACTATTAAATGTTCGTGGGGAGCAGGTTAAGAAAATCAGTGAAAATAAAGAAATCAATGAGATCAAGAAGGTATTAGGATTAGAAACAGGAAAAGAATACAACAACATTGACGATGTAAATAAATATCTACGATATGGTAAAATTATGTATATGACAGATCAGGATTTGGACGGTTCTCATATTAAAGGATTATGTATTAATATGTTCCATAGTGAATGGGCGTCTCTTGTGCGTATTCCGGGGTTCTTATCTTTCATGAATACACCTATATTAAGGGCAAAAAAAGGTAATCAATTGAAATTATTTTACAATGAGGGTGAGTACGAAGAATGGAAAGCCAGCTTTGATGAAGGAGGTCCAAAAGGATGGACAATAAAATATTTTAAGGGACTGGGAACATCTACATCATCGGAGTTTAAAGAGTATTTTGCGAATAAAAAAACAGTAGACTTCATTTACAAAGAAAACAGTAGTGATGATGTCATTGATAAAATATTTAATAAAAAACGTAGTGATGACCGTAAATTATGGTTAGAAAATTACGATAAATCAGCATACTTAGACACGAGTAATAAAAGTGTATTTTACGAAGATTTTATTAACCGTGAAATGATTCATTTCAGCACATATGATTGTGCGCGTTCGATACCTAATATGGTAGATGGATTGAAAATTAGTCTACGAAAGATATTATATTCTGCGTTTAAGCGTAAATTGAATAATGAAATTAAAGTAGCACAATTCTCCGGGTATGTATCAGAACATAGTGCATATCATCATGGTGAAGCCAGTCTGAATGGTGCTATTGTAAATATGGCACAAAACTATGTCGGTTCTAATAATATAAATACATTACTTCCGAATGGACAATTTGGGACGCGATTACACGGTGGTGATGATAGTGCGTCTGAAAGATACATATTTACTATGTTAAATCCGCTAACAAGACATATCTTTCCAGAAGCAGATGATTCAGTATTAAATTATTTAAATGACGATGGTACATGTGTTGAACCCGAATTCTATGTCCCCATTATTCCATTTGTTTTGATGAATGGTATTACTGGTATAGGAACCGGATTTTCATCTTCTATTCCAGCATATAACCCAAATGATATTATTCAATACTTGAAACATAAGTTAGAAGGTAAAACAAGTGATGTATCATTTATACCATACTACGAAGGATTTAATGGAACAATTGTTCCAATCGAAGGAAATCATAAATTCATGATAAAGGGAAATTACGAAAAAATAAATGAAAAAACGATTCGCATTACTGAGCTACCTATAGGGACATGGACTATGCCTTATACGACCTTTTTAGAATCACTTGTAGATGGAGGAACGGATAAATCGGGAAGAAAGATTCAACCAACAATACGCGACTTTACATCTACATGTACGGAGGTAAATGTTGAATTCGAGGTTGTATTCCCGCAAGGAAAATTAGAAGAATTAGAATCACAGATAGATATAAATGGGTGTAACGGTATATTCAAAACATTGAAACTGGTTACTACAATTAGTAACACAAATATGCATATGTTTAATGCCGAATGTAAACTGCATAAATATACATCTATTGAGGAGATAATCGATGAGTTTTACTTGGTTCGAATAGCATTTTATAATAAACGTAAAGAGTATTTAATAAACGAACTCGAACAACGATTAGTATTACTGTCAAATCGAGCAAAATATATTCAAGAGAATTTGAATGGGACTATAGATTTACGCAGAAAGAAGCACCAACAAGTATTAGAATTGTTGGAATCTAAACAGTATGTAAAAATAAATGGAGATTTTAATTACTTAACTAAGATGGCTATGGATTCTGTTACAGAAGAACGTGTTCAAATCATTATGAAAGAGAAGACAGACACTGAAACAGATCTTAAAATATTACGAAGAACTACATTAGAGAATATGTGGATGAATGAGTTAAATGATCTGGAAAAAGAATATTTTAAGTATAAAATGGCCCGTGAGCAATTACAATTAGGAAAAGGTTCTACGACAACAAAAACAAAAACAAAAACAAAAAAAGTTATAAAACGAAAAGTTACTAACAAAAAATAAACAGTCTATATATAATACATATACATGGAACTTTACATTAAAGGTATTCATTATCAAAAAATTTATACATTGTTAGTAGCAATATTAGTGTTTTCAGTAGTATATTTTTTATTCGACGATAATCACTTTAGTGGGGTAAATATTATCAAAGAAATAATAAAAAAAGAAGTAATAAAAAAAGAAGTTGAAGATAAAATGAACGAAAATTACGAAGGAATAGAAACATTTGAAGAAACTTACAAGAGTAATATAATAAAGGATATCAATGTAAAACAGAAATTAGGTGCTGCAACAAAGAAAGTGACCGATGAAGTTGAGGAACAAGAATTAACACCTGACAAAATAGATACCCCTTTCTACCAACGTTTTTTTGACCGATTTTATTTTTCCATGGTTACATCTACTCTTCTTGGATATGGAGATATTTATCCTACTACAAACATATGTAAGACTGTTGTAATGCTACAATCATTAGTTACTGTCATGGTAATCGTATCATAATTTAGTATCATCCCACACCAGACGACACATTTGGACAACTAACTTAACACTAATGTGTTGTGTAAAAAGACATAAAAACTTTTTACTTATAGATTAGTATTATGGAAAATGAAGAACCTAAATTATGTATGAATATGGACTGTGAAAGATATCCACCTGACTGGGACTTTGAAAAAAATACAGAAGGTAATTACGAACAAGGACAATGGGTAAAATGCCGTTTATGTGATGGGTATTTTGATGACAATGGATGTGGTGATATTTTGTACGTACAAGAAGAACCAAATAATCAAGAAGCCGAGTGTAACTTATGTGGAAAACAAGAAAATATAGTTCAAATGAAAGGAACCGGACAATTCCTTTGTGAAAATGCTTGTGATGAGGATGAGGATGAGGATTAGATTTGTTCGTATTTTGCGAATAAAATAAATATGATAAAAAATGTATTTAATGAATAATTCACATACTAATTCATAGTGACAATTATGGACGTTTTACCTATTATATTAGCTGGTGGAGAAGGGAAACGAATGGAGTCAGAATTACCCAAGGTATTACATACCATTCAAGGAGTGCCGATGATCGTTAGAGTGTTACGAAGTGTAATGCTATTAAATCCGCCACATATTCTTGTAGTTGTGGGTAAACATCGTGATATAATTCAAACCACAATAGAGAACTTTATACAAGATACATCTACATTATCATATATTATTCAAGACAATCCTATGGGTACTGGACATGCTGTTATGTGTTGTTTAGGTGAACTAAAGAGTAATCCTAATAGTAAATGCTTGATATTATCCGGCGATGTACCATTAGTAATGCCGGATATGTTAAAAAGGCTCACTTCTAACACTACGGATGTATCAATAGTAACTACTGAAATGGAGAATCCATATGGGTATGGACGAGTCGTTTCTATTGACAATTCGTTTCATAAAATTATAGAAGAAAAGGATGCTTCACCAGATGTAAAACAAATTAAATTAGTTAATGGAGGTATATACTGTATCTTATCAATGCATTTAACAAAACACTTACCAAACTTATCTAACACGAATGTAAGTGGTGAATATTATCTAACAGACATAATAGAATTAATACATATTAGTGAAAAAAAGGATGTCTATATACATAACATTGATCCACAGTTTCAATATCAAATATGTGGAGTTAATTCACAAAATCAATTATCCCAGTTAGAAAACACTATGTTGAATGTATCATTGAATGTGTAAAATGTAATATATATATATATATATATTATACGTAAAACATATGACAGCTGCTGTATCAAATTGGTATCATACTCGTGCAAAATCATATTACCCAAGTTGTATTGAATTATTTGGAAAACCTACATCTATATCAAATACACGTCACGGATTTGCATTATGGAAAACAAGAGGGTTATTTAGTGAGCATATATTACGCGATGAAAGTGTAAAACACTGTGTCCCACGTAATCATTATGATTATTTCTATAGTAGTATCAAGTTTTTCATCCCTGCTGATAAAGTATTCAATGTACTTAAGATATCAGGTTCAATTAATTATGATGGACTAAAAAAACAAATAACTGCCAGGTGTGGTGGAATAGGAGCAAACTATGCTACGTTATATTTAGGTATGATGGTTGCGATGGGGAAAATGAATATAGATGATATAAAATCTGGAGAGATCTACCCAAAATACATTTCAGGTGAAATGAAGTCACATAGTGAGATGAAAAAAGAAATGCTACAGTTGAAAAAGGAAAATCACAACAAGTTCAAAAAAGAATTAGAAAGTGATTTCGCACCATATGCATTCACCCAATGTTATAAAGAACAAAAAGGAAGTAATAAGACGCTACGTAAAAGGCGAATAGATAAAGATGTGATAAAGCATAAACTAATAAATACACGCGACGAAGATTGCTCGGTTGGAAATAAAAACGTTTGTTGTCCACATATGCCACCGGATGATAAAGGCCGTTATAAAGCTACGAATGAAACAAATATACTATATTATGGTAATAACACGTATAAACTAAACACGTGTTGTACTATGTGCTCAGATGCGATGAATACATTGGCTAAGAGCGATCCAAAGAAGTTTCATATCAAATATATTTCACGCTATCTATCTAATGGTGATATGGTAGTAAAGAACCAACATACTAAAAAAGAAGTACAAATATTAGAAAAAACAAACTAACGTAAAAGAAAAAATTACAAAAGGTGTAAAATAAAATAACGTGTTTATTGTATAGGATGGAATACAATAAACATACGTATGTATCTATATTTCATGTGTTTATAGTTGCCCCTTTACTTGTTTATATAGGTCGTTCATATGGAGAATTACATGAATGGATGTTTAATTTTCTAATATTACTCTCTACTGGAATATTTATTCATCATGGTATTAAAGCTTATAGTCGTGGTATACAAAGTGGTTGGTTTTCATTACTTCATGCAGTTTTTTTTGCACCATTATTATTTTACGTTGGTTACGCACGTAAAGAAACGTTTATAGGTGTTTTCCCTGTTATAAGCATGTTAGGGTTTGCCGCATTGGGATTCCATCTCATGAAATTGTTACAGTAACCTATATAAAGTGTTTGAATTCAATCTCTTTATAATCACGGTCGTGATTTTTAGGATGCTCAAGTGGAACAACAAGGGTGCTTTGATCACGAATATATTTTACATATCCAATCGCTTCATTGTAAACAGTAGGTACACAATAATTTAATACTAATCTGTTTAGCACAGTGATCTGTCCCCTAATATCATCCTCACGATTTTCTGAGTATTGTAAAAATGTGCTTCGCATAATAATCTTTAATGTATCTATATTTTGCGGAGGTACCAAGATTTTGCCTTCAGATGCATTATTAACACCTGCACAAATACCATTTTGTATTATTTGAATATTTTCAGCTGAAAAAAAAGTTCTTGATAGAAGGGTAGCCTCCCAATTCCCGGTAAGTGCCTCTCGGTACTCAGTCGCATTATTCTTCAAAGCGATTTTTTCTTGCATTTTAAATTGCATGTCGGATGACGCCTCTGGGATAATATTTACGCGTCCATTCGCCTTTGTTGGTATATCTAATATCTTATCTTGGTTATTGTAATTATTTGGATTCCATAAACTATTATTCATATGTCCTATACCTTGTGATTAGAGAATAATTCAATCGAAGAATACTAAATATATTTAGTTGTTTCCATAATAAATTCTCAAGGGTGTATATAAAAGTGCTAATGGACTATTTCTTTAAAATAACTATTCTTGTCGCTACTATTATACTAATATTAGTATTGACCTATATTGGCATTACGATGGAAAATAACAATTATGCGTCAGTGAAAGCATTTCCACCAACATACGGAAAATGCCCCGATTATTGGAACTCCGTTAAACACGGAGACAATATCCTTTGTAAAGTTCCTTTACCAAAAGAATTAAGTGGAAATCCAAATGTAGGAAGTATATATGATGAGTCAAACAATTTAATTTTGAATACCGCAAATACAATTGAGTTTCAAAACAATGTAATTGAATTTGATGAAAAAAAATGGGGTGGCGTATGTGAAATGAAAAGATGGGCGGATCGTTATGGAATTGTTTGGGATGGTATTACAAATTATAATAAATGTTAGGGTAAAAGTATTATATCAAATCATGTATGGTCGTATACGTAGCATTCATGATTACATATTGAAAGCTATGACTTTCTCTTGTTTCCTTGCAAAAGAATCTATATTGTCTATATTGGAAATATATTGATGTACAATATTACAGTAATTGTTAAAACATGTTCTCTTTTGTGTGCTGTCGCTTAACCTTACTATTTCGACTTCTCTATCTTGATATTTAAGTTGCTGTATTTCTTTAACCAATGGTTGTATTTCTTTTATATAAATTTCAGTTATAAGTTGTAAATATTCACTGTTATCGGTTTCATAATACTCTTTTGTTAGCCTTTGAAGTTTTATAATTGCAGTATTAAGTAAAGATGTCTTAGAACTAACATTCAATAAACGTTCATCATTATGATATATACTTTGTTGGTAGCGTAATGTCTCATTATACAATTCACTAAAAAAATTGTATTCTTCAAGACGATCATTGTACTCTTTTTTTGTTCGTTCGTCGTCCCTATAATTAAATAATGAATCCAGTTTCAATGTAATGAAATTGGTCTTACCAAGATTAACATCCGCCTCTAATTCGGTGATTTCTTTTTGTAAATGTGTAAATTCACCTATTTTCAATTCTATATTCAAAGGACATGGGTCTGACAAGTCACCGCATTTAGCTATTATTGTATCATTATTATTATAAAACTGCGTTCCGACTTTTCTATCACATTTTATACATGGATGTTTATATGCGTCTATTTTCTGTCGTATATCCTTCTGTTTCGATTTATAGATTTCTTTAATTTTCACTTTACGACCCTCATCATATATGCTCTTTTGTTCATAATACGTTTGTATTGCTGTATTAAAAGGTATTTTAATACTTTTATCGTCAGTAGTATTGCCTTGACTAACGTTATTCTCTCCTGGAACACTTGAGTTTTCATATCGTATGGATGAATTGTATTCAGATACAAAATCATCTACACTGTCAGGCATATTTTGAATCACGGTGATAGGATTAGATGAAATATGTATGGTATGAATAGATGTTACACCAGCAAAGTCAATAGATCTAATTTTGTTGTTATTTGCCAATAACGTTTCTATTTTTTTGGGTAATGGTTCGACGTCGCTAATTCGATTATCATTAATATTTAAATAAGTTAAGTTCGGAATAGAAAGCATGTCTAATTGGCTAAGATAATTACCTTCTAAATCTAAATGACGAAGAGTGACCGGCAAATCATTTAATTCAGTTAATAAATTATAAGGACATATCAACTTTTCTAAATTATCAGGGATATTAAGAATGTCAGTAAGTTCTCCCTCTTCAAAAGTAATAGAAGTAATATTTAAGAAATTATTTTCTTGTAATATAGATAAATCAAGAACCCCGTGAAGTCTGTCGTCAACGTGTAATTCCGTAATCTCGTTATTGAGACCTTGTAAGATTTCGTGAAATTGTTCCTGTGCAATATTATTTTCATTAATGATAGATTGTATTTCTTCTTTCACAATATTATTATCCATTATGATATATCCTTACACTTTATCATTGTAATTGAAATGTAAACTATAGACCACACCATTTAGAAATGTTCCATACTTTTTACGGGTAAATTGGTGATTGTGCTCACTATATTAGATTGTTTATCCATCTCATCTTTGTAGAATTTAATCTTTGATAGGACATATTGTTGGTCTTTATGTATATCATTAATTCTATCCGCATCACTCTTTTTATTGATATAACAGAAATACAGAACTACTCCGAATATGATTACGAAAAGCAAAAATATACCAATATTTAACACATGGTAATAAAGGTTAATTCTGGTATTATGGCATTGCCTTAATGTAGAATCCATATGATAGTAAAAAGAGTTATCAATCAACATAACAGAAATTTAAATAAATTATATTACAATGATAGAATTTATTTTCACATATACGCTAAATAACATAGAATTGCCAAGTAGGAAAAAATTGCCACAATGATAGAAACTAACCAAATAGGAATAACGGTTTTATGACGATAACCTAATCCAAATTGTCTAAATCCACCATAGTCATTGTACAGTATTGTAGGTTTCATCATATGAATTATAGTCATTAATATAAAAAATAACAAAATAGAAATAGATAATTTATGAACTTGAATTACTCCTTTAATACTTGGCATTATTTATTATATCACAACAAAAGAAAATTAAGTATCTCCATAAAAATCATCTGGATCTCTATCTTCAGGATAAAAGTCCCCATCCTGATAGTCTTCAGACAAGTGTTGAAAATCGTGTGTGTCTCTATCAATGTTTTCTATGTTTTCAACTTGCATAGGGTCATCATTATCAGGAATTATATCAGTGGATGTAGGTTGTTCTACGTTGTATTCATTTGCACCTTCAAAGAATCCTAATGTTCTATTTTTATCACTTACATAGTTTGCTGCACTATATTTATAATGTGATGTTCCAATGTTCCATTCACCTAATTTATATTTTTTATGTGCATTAACTACTTTACGTTCTTTTATATCCATACTCCCAAAATAGTCGGTCATTGCTTTTCGTTCATTGTCTTTTGAACGAGATACCTTACGAATAGCATCATCATAAGAAATATTAGATTGTAATTTGTCACTTAATTCTATTTCTAAAATGCTGGAAATAAACTGTGATGTTTTAAGTCCTCTTGAATAGTCACGTTCAAGATCAATTTCGACCTCATCTATATTATTTAATACATCTGTATTTTGTTCATTACGATGTAAATCTATTGTTGAACTATTATAAGCTGCGTCGCCTTTTAATGATAATTGTTCTCGTCGTTCATCTAATATTTTCTTTGTAGTGTACACTACAATTTCATTAGAATTTGCGGAAGTTATGTATTGATATATAACTTCTAATAGAACATATTTTAATAACATAATGGATACATGTTCTTCGATAAATAAGAATTGTTTTTCATCACCTACCTTTTTATTTTTATATAACGGGATGACATTAGCAAAATTATACAGACAACCAAGGTTATCTTCAGATAATGCAAGGATTTTTAACAAGACATCATCGTTATAGAATTTATTAATGGGGTTATAATATTTATTATGTAAATCACGTAAGTCATCAAAATGATCAGATGCTATACCCCATAAATTGGGTTTCACTCCCCATGCGGAACCATACGATTTATTATATATATAAAAATTACCGTGTAGTCCCTTTTTTGACTGTAAAAAATTAGGATATAGCATTGAGAACTGATAAATTTTATTTTTTAGATTCTTACAAACATTAAAAAACCCACTTTGGCTTTCTTCGTAATATTTCCACTCTTCTATGTTGGTTAATAAATCACTTACCGAACTTTCATTATTGTATTCCATAAATGAATTTATTTCTGTTATAATATTTTTATTATGCCAATACAAATGTGATTCAAGTTCATTCAATGATTCATCATTTGCACCCTTCATAACATTAGGATTGTAATTGTTTACTACATCCATTAAGAGTTCTCTTAACTTGCTTGATACACAATCATTATCCATATCATCTAAATGTTGTATATATTCCTTGAGATTTTCAACAGGCTCGATAATAGATGTGACATCTATATCAACAATATTATTCCTATGAACAATATTCATTATGTTCTTAAGGTCTGTTTCGTCATATTTTTTACCACTTCGCTTCAATACCGTAATTTTTTCCGATAAAGACATACTTGAACGATAATTAGGAGGTTTTTCAGAACATATAGTTTTTAAATCATCGGGAACTGGTTGTTGTGTATCATATTTACAGTATTTAATGATAGCCGAATATACTTGTTCTTCCATGTTACCATATTGAACTGTATGGGAGTCCATTCCAGTAGGTTCATCATGATATAACAAACGTGCCTGTGTGGTCTTTTTAAAACCACTCAAAAAAGACTGATTCTTTCTGACGTTCTCAATATATACATCAAGTAAGTGGTCTTTATCTTTAAAAAATGTCATAGGTTGTACGTGCTTACTATGACAACATGCATTTTGTTGAAAAGGTTGTAACCCACTTGTATGAAGAAGAGCTTCTTCATCCTTAACTATAGAATGTATGGACTGTTGTAATCGATATGAAAACAAAGCATTTTTGGAATGTAACATATGAACCATTGGAAATTGTACCATTTTTCCTCGTTTTAATTCTTGTAATAATTCTTGTTGATATGTGTCACTTACATTTAATGTAGGTGTTTCTATCAATATCGGTACAACTGATGGTTGGAACAATGACCATTTTTGTATTGAATGGTTTATTGGGATGGTTATACTCTGTTGTAGTTGATTATATTCTATTTTTTTTAGGTATAATTCACTTACTTCTGGGTGTTCTATAAGTGTCTTACTAATTACCTTATGAATACGAGATGTTAAGGTTTTCATAGATAAATGTCGAATGCCTAACCACGGGTCATATGAACTTTTTAATTTATGTAATATGCAAGAAACATATTCAATACCACTTAAATCATCATCGCGTGTAAGAGGATATCCTGAGTATGAACGTATACAGTTAGGAAACGTCTTAGTTAAATTGATACTTGGAACCATAGTTTGAATGCCTACAAATATAACAGAAGACACTATCAATATTGTAGACTGTAATAAATAGACATCATAAGAGTCCATAGGTTTAGACTCATTATTGTCTTTCATTTTCTTAATTTTATTTCTTCGCAATCGTTCATACTTTTCTTTTGTATATAATTCTTTTAGTATTAATTCACTACTAATTCTAATTACAAACTCGTGTAATAAGTTAGGTGGTAAGCCTATTCTTTCTATCATTGCCAAATATATTATGTCAATACGTTCATTTTCTGGATTTTCCCGTAAGGAAGCTTCTTTTTGTTTTTGTTTTAAATAGCTTATACCGGTATCTTCTTGTATTATATCACGTGTAACAATCTTGAATCCTTCGTCAGTAAACCCTTCATCAATATTAAAATCTTTTCTACATAAAACATATCCACTGTATTTATCAACTATCTCGCCACCATTGTCACTCTCCATCCCGTTAGATACTCTTAGTTCTTCTAACGTCTGTTGATATTTATCATATCCTAATAAAAAAGAATCAGCTAATTTAGAAATAGACACAGGTACTATCGGAACATTCGTATCTTTACAATACATCCAATGAGGATTTTCTTCAATACCATCAATAGCTAACCTACAGAATTTCTTAACAAACAAAGTAATATAGTGTTGTTTTTTTACGAAATCAGATGAACTTAATATTCTATTAAATACCTTTTCGTGTGGTGATTGTATGGTTTCACTATGAGAAACGTGTTGTCCTATTTCAAATGCTAAATTATTAGCACGATAAGTTTTAATATCATTAATTGCTTGTGTTCTACGAACATGTTTTAATAAATATTTTATATCCGTTTGTAATTCTGTTTCCATTTCACTGACATTGACCTTTATACGTCTATCAAACTCATCGTGTAGTTGTTTACGACTTTCTTGTCTATGTCGCATAGCACTTATTGAAGAATCCTCACATACCCCATTTGTCTTATTCATAAAACATTCATTACTAATGTTACAAAATATCGAAGCTGTATCTAAAAATGAGTTCTCATTAATTTCCATATCACGGATCCATTGATTTCCTTTGCGAATGTAATATTCACGCGTAGTATGTGGTTCGTTATCAATTAACTCATTTGTCTCTAATAAAGCATAATGACCATCTTGTATCATTTTTTTATTTATTAATAGATTTATCGCAGTGTCAGATGCATCGTTTTTAGCCATATGATGTTTTTTTACCAATACATTTTCGAGAAACTCTTTGAATAAGTCTTCACTCATATCTTGATGTTCTTCCTTGTATGTAATCAAAATATCATATGGTGTATTATCATATTCACTATCGAAAGAAGCCTCAATACCATTATCACTTTCCAGCTCACTTATTGAATGGTATTTCTTTGCAATATATTTTTTACCACAATTTCCATTATTGAGATTAATTGAACCCTCATTATCATTATCACTATCAATTTGAGAAGGATATAATGTATCAAGTAAGTTTGATGGTGTGACTAATGGTATCAGCATAGATGATATAAATGAAGTTAACAAAGTTTGGTTATCTGTCATAAAAATATGATTGTATAGCTCGTGTTTGGTCATACGTGTATTTTCATTTAATTTATAACAAGCAAATACATCTTGTAATATTTCAGATTTATTCGAAATTAATTGTAAAATAGGGTATGTTTGTATATAAGGAAGAACATTATTTTCTTTCAATCCATTAAACATTCTTGATTGTATTGAAATATATTCTTTTAATTTTTTAATATTACTTCGAATTATGTACTGTATTTTTGTATACTGGTCGAATGTGATATGCTCATTATAAATTCCATAAGGTTCTAACTCATTGACTACATTGACAAATGAATATTTATTATCAATGTCCATTCGTATGGAATCCAAAATAGTAGAAGTGTTCGGAATAAATGTTTGTAAATATCTTTCATATAAATTTCGTTCCTCCTGAAAATTATCATCTTCTATACTGATCTCTTGAAAATCAGAAAGCATTTCACCATCTTTACCATAAGATAATTCTTTTGATAAGTCATCAATTAATCTTGGTAAAATAGAACGGTTTTTATGAAGTAATTTAAATGAGTAAATAGGGTTTTTATGCATATTTACTTTGTCAATTAACATCTTATTTGGGAAATACATTGAACTTCTACTAACTACTTGTTGAGGCATCATAATGAATGATTTTATACATATGTTATCATTTGGAGTCATTTGAATTCGTTCATAATCGTGTTTATTAAGAGAGTTTTTATTTTTTATGAGCTTACTAAGGCCTATATTATATGTCTGAACAAAGAATTTCTTTACTCCAGATTCTACCCCAGAATAGAAACGGTCTAAGTTGCTCACAATACCTTCAATATGCCCATTTACATTGCTGTTATATACCTGTAGATGATGACTATGTCCTTGGTATGTGTCGTGGAGTTTGTCTAATATTAGATTATATGTATCAGTATAATTGCCACGAACATCAGATGTTTTTGATGTATGAAATTCGTTAAATATATTAGATGCTTCTTTGATGTGGTCAAGTGGACTTACATTGCGTGTATCATCTGTAAAAGGCAATTCATTGCTTTCATTATTTTTAATTGAAATATACTTTGTTGTAGATACAACTGGTAGTAACCATTTTAAATTCATATCCATCTTTTTTAATTTGTCAACTAACGGTTTATAATTTTTACCAAATGTTTTTCGTCCAGTAATGTCTGTAAAATCATTATAATTAGAATATTTTTCACGGAGGTCTTTAAACCGGCTAATTAATCGATGTATTGATTCCATTACAATTACTGTTCTTCTATGGGTTGGAATAGTAGATAATAGCCCATCCATTAAGTCACTTACTTGTGTTTCAATAGAGTATCTGATTTCATTTTCGGGTACTTCAACTACGTGTTTGAGTGTCTCTAACTCTCCTTCAAAAATTATATCTCTTGCGTCTATATATAACTGTTGTAAATCTTCTTTAAATGTTTCATCTGTAGCAGTACCTTCTGGTAATGTAATTATTGATTCACCGTCATCAGTGAAATCAATTGTAGCCGGTTCGTGAAATTCATCTAAAGACTCCCCACTAAGTTCGTCATCGGCTTGTGCTTCACGTAACGTGTTTAATGAGCCAATATTCTCTAATGCTTCGGGTTTTTCACGTATTTGAATAGTGTCGATAGGGATGTCTTTTGGAAGACCCTTATATGCGAAATCAATGTAAAATACGTTTAATTCAGGGTATGTTGTGACCTCTATCTGGTCCTCTTCTAAGTCGGTAATTTCGCCTGTAATAATCTGTTTAACATCACCACCTATATGTATTTCAATCCATGTTTTTGGAAATAAACTGTTTTGTCTGGAATATCCATAGCTATCACTTCGACTTATCAAAATAATGGACTCTATACTTTCATCGCTAAAATATCCATTTTCATTAATATGTAACAATAAATTATCTCCGGTTGAAAGATTATTTACTTCAACCTGGTTTTCATCACGATAAGATACATAAAATGCATAACCTTGATACAATGGGTTAGATTTAGATTGAAGTTCAATTATATCACCATATTCTAAAGTTAAATCATTCTCATTTGAAATAACATCTCGTGAAAGAGGTTTTTCTATAGTTGGTTCATTATCACTTAGATTATCATCGATATTGTCATTCATATTATTAATATTAACCGGAGAAGGTTCCATTATATAAAACAATATATATTATCCTTGTAAATAATTTACTCTTGTTATTCTTTATTCAACGCAGGAACAATATAGAGATTATTTTTGTGATAAAGTATGAAGATTTTTTTATAATAATATGGTATCAAATGCTTATTTTCTAACAACTGATGTTTCGAAAAGACATGTAATAGAAGAGACAATAACAAAGAATCATACAGGCGACCATTTATTCACATTATTAAGATATAATAAGGATTTTATTAGTTTTAATGATAAAAAAATAAAAAACTACCGGTCGGTAATTTTTTCGTTCCCATGTAGGAATTTACTATGTTTTGCACCGCCATCTATACCAATTTTACAGGAAACTACATTATCTGATGAGACAGGTAATTATATCAATCCTCAAAAATTCATTATAAATGAGTATATCGATGGACTTATGTTAAACTTATTCTTCGATAATCGAACATTACGATGGGAGCTAAGTTTAAAAGATAATATTGTAGGTAATGAAATATACAATTACAAATATCCACAATCAATGTATGGAAAACGTTATATTGATATATTCAACGAAAGAATTCGTAATAATGAACATTTACAGAGTTCTTGTGTTTTGGAACAACTATCTAAAAAACATTGTTACTCGTTCACGTGTGGTTTCAGTGACGATAATATATATTTAGTTGCAGTGTATGAGATACATAATACACACGCTATATTTATAAATGCCGACGATTACGAGAATTGGAAATGCTTTGCGAATTTAAATGGGGTAATATGTTTCCCAAAGAGGTTCTTTATAGATAGTCATACATTTAATGAAATTGAGACTGATATATGTTCCCGTAACATAGATGGAGTGGTTTATACATCAATTTATAATGGTAAACGATTCAAAATAGTAAATCATTGGTACAAAATACGTAGGTTATTACGCCAAGTGAGTGAATTCAATATGTTTATGTACTTATGTTTGCGTGGTAACAAATCTGATTTAATAAAAAAAAAACTATATATGTATACAAAAGAACGCAAATTGTATTATAACTTTATAGAATGCTTATATGATTTGTACATTAAATATTATCAAAATAAAGAGCCAATAACTATTGTAGACAAGTGGGCGTGTATGTTAGATGATGTACATAATGAAACATACAAAAACAATATGATACACAAAATGAGAAGAAGACAGTTAAAAAAAAAGGATTTATTTAAATATTTCGAAAAACAACACCAATTACAGGTTTTGTTTCTAATGGAAGTCTAATACAATAGTAAAGTATATTGTATTAGTTTGTCTTATTTTTTAGATGAGATATAACGGTAACTCTAAGAGGTTTCATTGTATAAAAGTGATAGTTTACTTAAGTTCTGAATATATTTGCAACAATGGGCTTTATTGGTTTCATCCATGTTCTTAATAGGGATTCGTATTTTATTAATAATTGTCATAATTCCTTCTGCATCTGGCAAATGTGCAATGTCTGCCCCATAATCCTTTTCATAAAAAAAAGATATATCTCCTGAATCAATTACGTCTTTATATGGGGAATACACATATTTGTACCAAACTTTACATAGTGTTGTAGGGTTCATCTTTTTTATAGTTTCAAAAGATGTTCGTGCTTTATAAATATCAGGGTCATCTGGTAGTATACGAATAACATCATCAATGAACTCAAAAAAATGTGTATTATATGCTCTTGTATAAGATTGGCGATTTGTCATTTTTTACACAATAAAGTAGTTATATATGGTTGTATATTTTTAAGTTATTTCATAGTAAAATTACATATGTATAGGTTTATCATTAGGTAGTATACTAGTAATTTCATTCATTCGTCTTTGTTGAAGGGAATCAATAGTTACATCTCCACCAACTTTATTTGGCTTATATGTGTCATCTGGTGTTGAAATACCTAAATTTTCTCCATTAACCGTAACATAGTCGTACATTGGACGGTTTGAACTATTACTTTTTGCACTCAGGTCATCCGGACTCATATCATAAGAAGTATATTGTTCAGAAACAATATTACACCCTCCGTGTGATCTATTAATTTGATATGCCATAGGTTCTCCATTCATTTGAACCATATTAGATTGTGACTTTAATATTTCTGGGTGATAATGTTGTAAAATCTCATCTCCCAAAATAACTCTATAATTTTCTTTAATTAATAGTAATGCAGGGACACTGTGAATATTTGGTGGCAATACTACTTTCGAACCATTTTCGAGATATACGTAGATATGACCGGTTTTTTGGTCTCGTTTACGAGAATCAATACATACAAAGCTTACTTGTTGCTGTACATTGCCTTTTACTAAAGTTTGTACTACTTTCTCACTGTGTTTACAATAATTGCTATAATATAAAACATCCATTTTTACATTATAATATGAAATTATACACAACATTTACTACGCACTGATTCTACTCAATGGCACTGTAACATATTGTGCTCATTAACCTATTTTGAAAGTAAACTACCAAATATACCATTCCAATTGATAACATTTGAATGAAGTAACCCATTTTTTTCTTTTCACTAATACCTATGAAGAAAGATGATACAAGAAACAAGATTAATACAATAAAATTAACTATTGTTAATATGTAAAAGTATAAACAGAAATCCTTTGGAAGAGGTCCAAAGAGGGCAGAAACAGTATTTTTACTATCGCTCATAATAATATACTATAAGGACACATTTTATTCTACAGTAACCACTTTTGCAAGGTTACGTGGAATGTCGGGATTAATGTTACGTTGTATGGAAAGTCTATATGCGAAGATTTGTAAATACATTAATGCAAATAAATAACTATAACAAGAATATGGAACGGTGATTATATTAGGGTTATCAACTAAATCCATTCTACGGTTGGTAATAACAAAAATTGGAGATCCGCGACTATTAATCTCTTGAATAGCGATGTCATTCTTCGTATAATATTCTGGTTGCGTGTCAATTAATAAAACAGGGAAGGAACCATCTAATAGCGCAAAAGGCCCGTGTTTTAATGAACTACTTGAGTACCCTTCTGCATGGACGTATGCTATCTCTTTTAGTTTTAAAGCGACTTCATTTGCTACAAAATAATCTATACCTTTTCCTAAAATAAATATACGTTCAATTGTTTTGAATTTAGATTGTAACTTTTGTATTTGATTATCTATATGGTTAGTAAATAACATTGAACAATGCGTTGATAATTCATGAATATCTTTAATCATATTGATGCGGCAATCTAATATGGCACTAACTTGTTGTTGTTCTTGTTGTTCTTGTTGTTCTTGTTGTTCTTGTTGTTCTTGTGCAAACCATAATATAGACATTATTAGGCAGATATTTTGGCTTGTAAATGATTTAGTTGATGCTACACCACGTTCTCGTCCACCGTTACAATATATACCACAACATACCTCTCGTGAAATTAACGAATCTACTACATTTATGATACCAACTGTTACGTATCTGTCTTGAATCTCTTTCTTTATTGCCTGTAGACATTTGTATAACTCTATAGTTTCCCCTGATTGAGAAATTAACACAAAACAAATTTTCCCACTTTTAGGTACATCATTTGTTTGAAATTCGCAACCATCGATAGCAAATACACTTTTAAAGTTACATATCTGTTTACACCACTTAGCAGCAATACACGCATTAAAATAAGAAGAACCACATCCTAAAAAAGCTATATGCTGACAATCTACTAACTTATCGTGTAATCCGTCCAATCCACCAAGTTTAACATTTAAAGAATCGTATATACGACCACCATTATTAATAGCATTCAATATGCACCGTGGTTGGTCATAAATTTCTTTCAATGTCCAATGATGGTACAAGTTTGGCATTGAAATCGACTCAAATATATCAGGTATTTTTTTTGTAACATATATATCGTTAGTATTTACACATATACTTCCATCTTTAATGATAACTTCACAAATGTCATTTTTAGATAGTATTTTGTATTCTTTTAAATTATTACAAAATCCGGCTGATTCTGAGCTAAACATCGAATATTCACCTACGTGTCCTAATAATAATGGAGAACCGTTACTTACACCATACATACTTGACCCATTAACTATAATAACTAACCCATATGTACCTTGTAATTTGTCGACAGCATCACGTATTGCCAATATAGGTTCTTTATTTATATTATAGTAATATGCTATTAAGTTTGCAATGACTTCTGTATCTGTTTCTGAATTAAAGGTAAATCCGTTTTTTTCAAGGAAATTCTTAAGTTCTATGTAATTTTCAATAATTCCATTATGGACCACGCCAACTACGCCATCACTTGATATATGAGGGTGTGAGTTTATGTCATTTTTTTCACCGTGTGTTGCCCATCTATTGTGACCAAACCCGACATGGATACATTCATCTTTTGGAACAAGATAGCTATTTTCTTTCAATATATCAATTGATGTCATTTTTTCATTTGATGCAAATTTTTTAATAATGTGTTCACCTTTTAACGGTCGTATCCCTATTCCCGACGAGTCATAACCACGGTTTTGTAATTCTATTAATGAATTCAATATAGTCTCATAAATAGTCGTTGTATTAACCATGTTATTATTACATGTTAATACACCAAATATACCACACATTTTTCAATGGAATTATATTTTACTTATATTACATACATTTAAGTTATTATAGACATTATAAGAAATAATCTGAATGTCCAACAAGATAAAGAGAAACAAAAAGAGAAAGATAAAGATAAACAATATATATACATTATATACTGTTTAAATCAATGGATAATGCTGAAATATGGAAAATCATAAGAAAATATTTTGAAGATAACACCAATGCTTTAGTAAGACATCATATTGAATCGTATAACAGTTTTTTTGATAACGACATCTTTCAAATATTTAAGGATAATAACCCAATAAGACTACAAGTAAATTACGATGAGAAAAATGAAGTTTATCGCCAAGAATGTTTGATGTACTTAGGTGGTAAAGAATGTAATAAAATTCATTTTGGAAAACCGGTTATATACGATGATAATGAGTCCCATTACATGTTTCCAAATGAAGCACGACTACGAAACATGACATATGGTATGACAATACATTATGATGTAGATGTAGAGTTTAATGATATCATTGAAAACGACGAAGATGCGGAAATCGTAGGTGGTGATGGTATATACATATTGGATAATGACGAATATGTTCCAGGTAATGATTTGGCAGGAGGAAATGAACCTAAAAAAAAAGGTAAAAAGAAACAGGTTCAAGAAGTTTCAACCGAACAAAGCATTATGATAAAGGAGTTAACAGCACAATCTATAACTACAGACACATTCGGTAGAAAAATACAACATCGAACACTGACCTTAAATAATGTTTATTTAGGGCGTTTTCCAATTATGGTACAAAGTGACCGTTGTATACTAAATAGTCTACCAAAAGATATCCGATTCAACATGGGTGAATGTAAAAATGATTTAGGTGGATACTTCATTATTGATGGAAAGGAAAAAACAGTCGTATCACAAGAAAAATTCGGGAATAATATGTTATACATCCGCAAAGATAGTAGCGACCATTTTTTATATTCGGCAGAAATAAGGTCTGTTTCAGAGAATGTGTCAAAACCAATAAGAACATTAGCAGTGAAAATACAGGCACCAAACGGTACTTATACACAAAAAAATGTAGTTGTAGCTATCCCAAATGTAAGAAAACCAGTTCCACTATTTATTGTATTTCGTGCATTGGGTATATTAAGTGATAAAGAGATTATCGAATATTGTTTACTTGACCGTGAAAAACATAGTCAATTAGAAGAGTTACTGATTCCATCTGTATATGATAGTGGGAATATTTTTACTCAACAACAAGCATTCGATTATATACGATTATTGACAAAAAGAGGGGATATGTCTTATGTAATAAATATACTATCCGATTATTTTTTACCACACATAGGAGAGAGTAATTTTAACGAAAAAGCATATTTTTTAGGACATATTGTATTTAAATTGTTGCTCGTGTATAATGGGAATGAAGAAGCGACTGATCGTGATAATTATAAGTTTAAGAGAGTTGAACTGGTAGGGACGCTGATGAATGAACTGTTTAGTGAGTATTATAAAATCCAACTACGCAATATACATTTAAAATTGGAAGAAAACATTACACGTAATTTTAGATCATTTGGAAAAGACTTATATGAATTAGTTTTAAAACAACATTCTTCAGTATTTGGGGAAAGGTTATTAGAGGATGGATTTCGTAAAGCATTTAAGGGGGATTGGGGGGCTTATTCACATACAAAAAGGATAGGTGTTCTACAAGATTTAAATAGACTTTCTTTTAATTCTATGCTCAGTCATTTGCGTAAAACCAGTCTACCATTAGACCCTACAACAAAGATAGTCGGACCACGTTTATTAAATGCTACACAATGGGGTATGTTTGACCCAATAGATACCCCTGATGGAGGTAACATAGGTATCCATAAACATTTATCAATAATGACACACGTTACAGAACATTATTCACGAGAAAAATTAATAAATTATTTAGATAAGGAATTCCGTATTTATTCTTTAGATGATTACAAGCCATTGTGGGTATCAACGCGTACTCGATTATTTATTAATGGGCATTGGTATGGATGTATTGACCATCCATTTGAAATGGTAGAAACAATGAAATTACATCGACGTCTTGGTCTAATACCTACATACACCAGTATTACGTTTGATATACAGGAAAATACTGTTTATTTTTGTACTGATGGAGGACGTGTTTGTAGACCCATCTTTTACAAAGATAAGGATACAACCAAAATGTCATTTGAAAATAAGGTTTTTCAGAAACTATTAAAAGAAGATAAATTGCATTGGAACGATTTTGTATTAGGAACAAATGATAAAAAACATGTAATAGATACAAATGAAAATAAGTTCTATAACGTGGAAGACCTTTATGAAATTACACCAGAAGAAAAGAAAGAATATGGCGATGAATTAATAAATATAAAAAGGATCAAAATGAATAAAGCAATAATTGACTACATAGATACTAATGAAACAGAACATTCATTAATTGCTTTGAGTAGTGATGAATTGCACGACGCGTCAAATCACACACATATGGAGATACATGAATCGCTTATTTTTGGTATGATGTGTAATTTAATAAATTTTCCAGAGAATAACCCAGCTACTCGTAATTTATTTTCTTGTGGACAAAGCAAGCAGGCATGTTCATTGTATCATACGAATTATAATATGCGAATGGATAAGACAGCTGTATTATTAAACTACGGTCAAGTACCATTGGTAAAGTCCCGATATTTAGAATTTATTAACAATGAAGAAAACCCCTATGGCGAGAATGTAATTGTGGCTATTATGTGTTATACTGGTTACAATGTAGAAGATGCAATATTAGTAAATGAAGGGTCGATTAAACGAGGGTTATTTCGCACAAGTTATTTTTCTACGTATGAGAGCCATGAAGAAAAAAGTAAAGTGTCAAATAATATTACACAAAAAAAAATCGTCAATATTGAAAATCAAAATGATGTAATTGGTTTAAAGATAGGGTATGACTACAGTAATCTTGACGAACACGGTATGATAAAACAAGGAACTGAAATAAATGACAAGACTGTATTGATAGGCAAGGTCTCGCGTGATTCAGAAGACAGTGACAAATACTTGGATGAATCTGTAACAACAAAAAAAGGCCAACTTGGTATAGTAGATAAAACATTTATTACTGATAATGAAGAAGGGACACGAATTGCTAAAGTACGTGTTCTTGAGCAACGAACCCCAGCAATTGGCGACAAAATGGCGTCACGTGCTGGACAAAAAGGTACCGTTGGATTGGTAGTTAAAGAATGTGATATGCCATTCACGAAAGATGGTCTCCGTCCTGACTTGATTATTAACCCGCACGCTATCCCTTCCCGTATGACAATAGGACACTTGATAGAATCTTTAATTGGTAAGGCAGGACTTCTATTTGGTGGTTATGGAGACTGTACCGCATTCAATAATAAAGGAAGTAAGGTTCAAATATTCGGCAATATGTTAAGTGATTTAGGTTACCATTCAAGTGGAAATGAAGTGTTATATAACGGCATGGATGGTTCCCAAATTGAAAGCGAAATTTTTATGGGTCCTAACTATTACATGAGATTAAAGCATATGGTCAAGGACAAAATAAATTATAGAGCCGAAGGACCAAGAACAGCGCTCACCCGTCAAGCGGTTTCGGGTCGAGCAAATGATGGTGGACTACGTATAGGAGAGATGGAACGTGATTCAATAATATCACACGGTGCTTCTGCGTTTTTGAACGAATCTATGATGGAAAGAGGTGACAAGTATTACATTGCTATATGTAATAAAACAGGCATGATAAGTGTTTATAATCCAGAAAAAAATATTATGATGAGTCCTATGGCTGATGGACCATTGAAGTACGTTGGAACATTGAACGGTCAATCCATAGCAGTAGAACAAATTTCGAAATACGGAAGAGATTTTAGCATTGTTTGTGTTCCATATACATTCAAATTGTTATTACAAGAGTTACAGACTATTAACATTCAAATGCGCATAATAACAGAAGATACGATAGATCAAATAAGTAATATGTCGTTTTCAAAGAACATACATTCTTTGATGCATATGCCTAAGGCAACCGATAAAGAGATCGTAAATAAGTTACAAAAAATGATTAACGAAAAGACAACAAATATGGGTACCCGCGATGTATTAGATATAACACCAACTCAACCAAGTATTACATCTTTGGAAAAAGAAGAAACACTACACGGAAAAGAAGACGGGATGTATCCGGTGACTGTTGTCACAGATTATGATGACATTCAACGAGAATTATGGAAAGATTTGGAAGAACGAACAAATTTAGATAGTCCAGCATATCGTCCCGTCTCATTGACCCCAGAATCTTCTACCGAGAAACAAACAAATTTAGATAGTCCAGCATATCGTCCCGTCTCATTGACCCCAGAATCTTCTACCGAGAAACAAAGAACTTTTGATATTGCGTCTCCACAAATGAATATACCGACTACAAATGACAATATTTCTATGCTTGAACAACGAGCGAATGAATATTCTATTGGAGATAATGTCACCTATTTAAAGGACAAACAGGGAGGTCGTGTATGGAGTGTAACAGATATCGACGGAAAGTTCCTAACAATTGAGTTGAATGGTACAAAAACTAATGATGTAGGGGTCACTCCAATAGATGAAGACCCTATACAGGTTGTTACAGTTATGGATATTACACCATATCAATCGGAACAATCGGAACAATCGTTTAGACAAACTAATATCCCTCCATCTGGAGGAAATAACATAACATATGCACCCGTAATAAATATTGATACAGGTGGCGGCAATGTACAACAGGGAAAAATAGAAGATAATAAATTACCCACAGAATATCTGAATGAGAAAAATAATACTTTCAATCACACTGTAAATAAGACAATTGACGAAACTAACAATAAGCCTCTTGATGAGACTAACGATGATAGTGCCAATAATGCTTTCAATGGTGGTTCAAATATCATAATTAAAAAAATATAAGTATTTCATATTAGATAATGAAAAATTGATTATTAAATAAATAACAAGATAAAAGTATCCTTTTTATTTATATAAACATGTCTACAAACACCGCTCTACGATTCTACAATGCTCGTATAAATTTATTAGATCAAATCGAAGAAATGGGTTACGATGTTACAGAATATAAGAATTTTAATATTAATATGGTAGATGTAATGAATAGTAACAATCAGATGGATATGATTGTTAAAAGAGAAAGTGATAATAAGAAAATATACGTCCATTTCTTTGATACGAATGTAAATACGTTTTCAAAAAAACATTTAGATGAGTTTACTGAAGAATTATTTGAGATGGAAAATGTAATTTCTCAACGAGATACACTTATTATCATTATAAACGATGAGCCTAACGACACTCTTAACTCCAAGTTGAAATATATATGGGAACAAAATGAATACATGGTTATAGTTCACAATATAAAAAGATTACAATATAATATTATGAAACATAATTATGTTCCTAACTGTTATATTTTAAACGAATCTGATGTTACTGAATTTAAAAAAACATTCAATATAAGAAACGACAAACAATTACCAGAAATATCAAGGTTTGACCCACAGGCATTAGTTGTATGCCTACGACCAGGTGATATTATAAAATTCAATAGAAAGAGTGAAACTGCAATGAATCATGACTACTATCGCATATGTGTGAATTAGACCTAATATAAAAAAATAAAAATAAAAATATTCTGTAAATATATAATGGCAGACCAAGCAATAGTAGGATTTAATTCAAATGATTATTTTTATGTAAGTGCAATGAGTAGTGATTTGATGCCTTCAAATGAAAGATGTAATGTAATTAAAAATGAAGCAAATGAAAATAAATATACATTAGAAAGTGGAAAAACTGTAAACTTTGATTTTAATATTAATTGTGATAATTTAGCGAATGAAGGAATTGCGCAAGGGGATGATAGTGTTCGAAATGGATTACCGTGTATTCATCGTGAATTATGTAAGAATAAAGAATATGCTACACGAATTCAAAAAAAACAAAATAATCACAGTGGTTCACAAGAAAAATATAGTGACTCATTAGATAAATTTTATTTTACTATTTTAAATACCGCAAACTTATCCTTAGGTATTGGATTGATTATTTTTTTAATCTATAAAACGAACAAATAAGCTATATTTTTTTTATTTCTCAATAGTCTAATATATTAAGAAGAATAAGATGAATGGTATGCCAATAATTGAAGGAATGGATACACTTGATATCGTAGGATTAAAAGACTCTATTGACGATTTCAATCGTAAATATACAGAGTATGTCCGTTGTTCCAAAGTAAATACGGATGGTTCGGATGGTTCGGATGGTTGTAGTATTGAGGATATAGATAAAGAGTATGTATTAAAATCGTATTCGAAAGTTAAAGATAATATAAATACTTTGAAATCTAATCAAGTAAGTGGAGATATACTACTTGACCCTTCATTTGAAGGAAATTATAGTGAGATGTTAGATAAGTATGTTGAATTACAAAAAATGCGAAATGAAATGAAAATAAATACAAATGAAGTGAATGATGATAATAGAATAGGCAAAGATATTGAAAGTGAATTGGAACGTACAATGTATATAAATATGATGTTAACTATTTTAGGAACGACATTGTTATATTACATGTTTTTCAAGTTTAATCGATAACTATATGATTGAGTGTTTATCTTTAGTTTCAAATGGGTAAACAACAACATATAACATGTAAAATACTATATATATATACACAATATATATATAATATATATAATATAATATAATATTAAGTAATGAATGATAACAATAAAAATAACAATACACTATTTCAGGTGATACCTTTACAGAATGATACAGATTTTATTTCTGACAATGAGTTTATTCAAGGTATTAATCGTACCCCATTAATTGACCCAAATGGTTCTTATGTCATTCGCTCATCATCATATTCGAATGAATCAACAAAGGCATATAACGCATTTAATAATGATATCGAAACTGCGTGGGAATGTAACTACAAAGAAAATAATGATTACAATAAAATGAAAGTAAATTATCCTGCGTATAAACAGCATCCGTATAGTAAATCTTTTCCATCTAACTATCAAGGTGGTGGGTTAGAAAAGAATACATTTTTTACAAATGTTGGTTCTGACGAACAATTTTTCGAAATGAAAGGTGAGTGGATAGAGATCTCTTTACCATATGAAGTTTACATTCAGAGTTATTCATTAGCGACCCCTGTATTTGGTAATTCAAATAATTTTCCACGTAAATTTATGTTAGTAGGAAAAAATATAGACAGCACAAACGATACATGGTCATTAATTGATAATCAACAAATAAATGATACCACTCCAAGTGGACAAGTAATTAGAGAGTTTCAGACTAATGCTTCAGATAAATTCTCTACATACCGAATTATTATTATGCAGATGTCTAACGGCATTGATCGTGTAAAGATTTCTCAAATTCGCATGATAGGAAGTGCTTTATTATATGCGTTAAGTGATGAAGAGCGAGAGATGAAGAAACAATTATTCAAAAATAGCAAGCAAATGAAGAATAAACGGGAAAAAAATAAAAATAAAACTGAAAGTATGTCAAATATTAATGATTATGTAGGTAACCATTTAGGTTCAAAGCCCCTGGATACATTTGTTAATCTAAAACGGGATATAATTAATCAACCATACTCCACACGAACACCATATAATACAAATATTTTGAATAAAAACAAATTAAAACACCATGATATCGTAGATACAGATAATCGATACTATAAAGAACAAAGTAGAAATGAAGTTTTAGTTAATTCATCTAAAAGCAAGAATACAAATTTATTAGTGAATACCGAATACTTTCAAGGGTCAAAAGAATACACATATACAAATGATATAGTAAAAGGAGAATCAAAAATAAAAGATGTCATTTTAGAACATCAAGTAGAGCCTTTGAATAAAAAAATACAATTATATCAAGATAATATTAATGAAATTAATGACTCATATATAGAAATACAAAATCAAATTAAGGAAATTACCAATGAGTATAACGACGGGTTACAAGACAAATTACAACATGATAAAAAATACAAATATAAGTCAGAACAAGGACACAAACCTATTATGGATATAAAAAATGTTCGTACGAAGGAATTAGATAGTATGATTATAAAAAATGAACAAGTTTTATTTTTTGCTTCTATTGCGGGAGTATCATTATTAATTGGTATGATTTTTATGAAAAGGAAGTAAAATATCTCATTTAACTTATATACAATGAATAATACAGAAAACCAAGAACTTTTAGCATCACTTCGAAAATCAGTTAATAATTTATCACAAATGACAGACGAAACAGAATTAAATGCCGCTTCTTCGAATATACAAAAACAATTAGATGAATTAAATAGTTCTATGGATAGAGATTTAACAACGTCAGGAGAAGTTCTAACAATGCAAGATACTGTTTATGATATTCTAAAAGAAGAAAAGGATGAATTACAGTTAAGAAAAGATGAAATCGATAATAAAATAACAGGGTCACGACGTGATATATTATTTAAAAAAGGAATACAATCAAGGCAAGTTGAATACAATAAAATTGCGTTTGTGATAATTATTACATTGGTCATTATATACTTATGTATTATCGGGAACGTATATCTATCAATTATTCCAAGTTTTGTATATTATATCATTAGTGCTATTTCCATAGTTGTTGCTTTCATCTATTCTTTCAATAAGATTATTATTATAAATTCTCGAACGAAAGCAAACTATGATGAACTAATAAAAGAACCACCAAAAGGTGTAAACGAATCATCAAGAGGCGGTAGTACTAATAAAGTAAATAATATAAATTATGATGTAGCAAACATGGTCTGTGTTGGTTCAAAATGTTGCGGTGAAGGTTTAGAATATGATAATAAAACGAATGTGTGTGTTACAAAGAGTGACGATGTCTCGAAAGAATTAACTGAATCTTTCGTTCATAAATATTTAGCTATTGGGAGACAAGAAATGGAGAACTTTGGTAAAGTATAAAAATATAATAATATTATAACTTAAATATTATTACATGGCTATCTTACAAGGGAATAATAATGATAAAACTATAGAGGGATTTAGAAGAGGCAGAAGAACTCGTGGCATAACAGCAAAGGTAGGTAGGCGTATCAATCAAATACAAAAGAGAATAAATAATACAGCAGCAGAGTTAAATAAACTGCGTAGTGAAAATGAACGATTAATACGTGCAAGACAGCAATCTGCCAATGCGGTGATTAGACTTAATCGCACCCGATCTGAAAACATACAATTAAAGAACCATCATTTACGAGAACACCGAAAATTAGATAATGAGATATCTACTCTTACAGACAGAATAAATAAACTTGAAGAAGAAAAAAAAGATATGGAGAATGAGATAGCAACATTAGAAGACAATAAAGATAGATTAGAATTCACTTATCGCCAAGCATTAATAAGTAAAGGTATAAACGAAGATGTTCTGGGAACATCTTTTAGTACATTTATACAAAGTTTATATAATACAAAATGGTTTTCTAATATTGATAATGAAAGAAAACAGTTCAGTTACAAATCATTGGTGAAGCAAAATAATCAATTAGAAAAATCAACAAATAAAATGGATAATAATTATATTAGTGACAATAGGAACACATTCTATGAAAATCAACGAATAGCTTGGTTTCAAGTATTAAATTATTTACTACTAATAGTTTTTTTTATACTATGGTTTATATTAGTATATTTCTACTTTACATTGCGCTTCAAAAGAAGCTTATTTAGTATGTTGATTGTGTTAATACCATTACTTATAATACCTTTTTGGTTGTACATATGGGAGCATGCTATATACTATACCAAAAATATATATATATAATATAGCTGTATAAAATGGACCAGATTACTAATCTAAAACAAAATATCGAAAGAGAACAGAACAAGGTAAGAGAATATCAAAACAAAATAAAACAACTTATAAGAGATATCAAAAATACAAAATACATAATTAACGGGTTAGTTAAATTATACGATGTAAAGCATCGTAAAATAGCTGATTTGAAATCAAAAATAATAACATTAAATTCAGAAATAGCAGTATTACACGAAAAAATTAACAAATTGAAAAAACAAATATCGATATTGAAACGTGAAATTAATATACTTAATAATATAAATAGCGATTATGTTGATGACATAGTCCATGGGACAACACGACTTGGCTATTCAAATAGTAAGCATGTTAACATAAAAAAAGATGCATTACAAACTAATAAAACAACATACAATATGATTATTTCAGAAAACAATACATTGAACGCCCAAGAAAACGACATCATGAATAAATTAACAAAAGGAGATCAAGAAACTATTCTATTACAACCTTATCATGAATTAATAAATAATGTTCAGACCGTTTTGTATTATGTATATTATATATTGTTTTTATTATATGCGTATTTTATCTTGGTTCCATGGGATAAAAATAATGTAGGAAAAAAAATATTTTTCTTAATATTACTTGTATTGTTTCCATTTTTTATACATTCAATTGAAAAACATGTATCTACATTATTTTCTTACATATGGTCTATTATAACAATGACTCCGTATGATCGATAAATGGTCTATATTCAATGTCAAATTAGTAATCATCATCAGGATTATCATCTTCATTGTTATCTATGAATTTGATATTCACCCATTTTCTAGAATTCTTTCGAGGATATATTTTATCCATTTTTGAAAACAATTCACTACCAGATGGAACCTTTGCCGCATTACCATTTGTTTGGTACCATATAGCGTATTCATTTTTCAATTGTGTTGTAGTTATTGTAGAACCTTTTTCATCAGTGATTCTTTCTGCCACAAATTGTGAAAATAGATCCTGTGAATGTTTGTAACTATCACTTGCCTGACGAACAATACTACACGGAATTACTATTCCGCTTGTCTTCATTACACGTTTTATAAGCATAGAAGCAAATACCTCCTTCCAAGAATCGAATTTTTTTGGTACATCCGGATCAGCATAATATTGATACGGGTTTATTGGGTCATCTTTAACAGGATTTGCAGTAAATAATGATTTGAATGGCACGACGTCGATACGACGCCACGTTCCATGGTCCATACTGTCAACTTCCATTAATATGTTAGCGGCAAGGACCCAACTACATTGTGGTACAAAAGTTTCGTGTATCTTATACATTGCTCTTGCTGTAATTTTATCACTGTTACTTGTTAATTGTTTCATTATTCCTTCGTTAATTTTTTCTTTTTTTTGTGGCTCATTGATAACAACAAATCGGCTTCCTTTCACATCCAATAATTCCCCACAATGACCGCCTATTTGTGTTCTCTTCTCTGTAATTATTGTTGTGCTAATAGTTGTAGCATAGTCCCCTAATACCTTGGTAAGTAAAGATATTAATGCCGACTTACCATTTGCTCCGCCACCTATCCACATATTGAACTTCTGGTTTTTCCCTCCAGAAGTTCCATTCAATGTAGATGCCAGAAAATCTAACATATATTCATATAATTCTTCTTCTGGAATAATTGACCTAAGAAATGTTTCGATCTCAGCAATAACCGGGTTATGTGTCTCATCCAATTCGATATAGTCTATATTCGTACACTTTGATAAATAATCATCTGGACGGGCCTCTCGGAAACGACCATCACTAAAGTCAAATACGCCATTATTAAAGCATAGTAGTTCGGGATTTGAGTCTAATTTATTGAGTAACTCCGGTTCATAGAATAAATGTTTTGCTGTTTGCATTATTCGCCTTGCTTCTTGTTCACGTCCTAATTTATTGTATATGGCTCTAATTGTCTCGAGCTCTGATTTTTTCTTTTCATTCGTGTTATCGACACTTCTTGATTGTCTTTCGGACATCTCGCTATTTATCAAAGTGCGAAACCCCTGCATAATATAATTTATTAAGGTTACACCTCCATCATTTTCTACATACCGGCCATTTATTATTTGATACCATATGGTATGAGCGAAGCTCGCACACACAAAATTACTACCTTTTAGTAAATGTAATAGTTTGGTTATTTCTGCTTCACCACATCCTTTTTTATCTGCTGATGCATCTTCAATGACTTTATTTAACTGTGTCTTTGTAGAATTTGTAATTATCTCATCATATGCGATCTTATTATCCTCCTTTACCCACCATCTAATTGATTTATATGTTATAAGCTTACCATTCCCATCTCGTCCTTTTTTATCCCAATCATGAACCATCGAGGATATAGAATTGTAATCGAATGTTTCACTCTGAGAACTAAATTTCAACCATAGTGGTAATAATAAATTACGGTTATCGTCCGGACACGAATTTTTTAAAGCGAACCTCACTTTAATCCATTTTTCATAGCTACTTGTTCCATAGTATGACTTTGGTAGTGACATTGTTAGTGGAATGATGTCTCTTAACTCACTAAAATAGCTATGACTATTTACATATTGTAAATATTTGCTATATAAATCATCTAACTGTTCTTTTGAAGTAATTCTGGATAATTCATATGTATTGAAACTAAATGAAGATATAGATGACAATGATTGTATTGTATTAGTGTGTAGAGATTGTGAGGTTGAACTTGTACAACTACGATCATTACTCTTTTTTAACTGCTCATACTC